TTATAGGAGTATTTTAAATGGCTTTAGGTACAGATCACGTCACAGTCACCACCGCAGCAACCTTCATCCCTGAAGTTTGGAGCGATGAGATTGTTGCAGCATACAAAAAATCCCTCGTCATGGCCAACTTGGTCAAGAAGATGAGCTTCAAGGGCAAGAAAGGTGACACCGTTCACATTCCTTCGCCTACCCGTGGCACTGCATCCGCTAAGGCTGCTGGCACTCAAGTTACCTTGATTGCTGCAACTGAGAACGATGTTGCTATCTCTATCAACAAACACTTCGAGTACAGCCGCTTGATCGAAGACATCGTGGAAGCCCAAGCTCTGTCGAGCCTGCGTTCTTTCTACACTGATGACGCTGGCCACGCTCTGGGCAAGCAAGTGGACACTTCCTTGATCCAACTGGCTCGTGCTGCTCGTGGCGGTAACTCCGCTAACGCTCAGTACTCTGGTGGTATCATCGGCTCCACTGGCGCTGCTTACACCTACTCTTCGTCCAACGCTGCCAACATCGCTGATGCTGGTATCCGTGCAGCTATCCAGTTGCTGGACGATCAAGACGTGCCTATGGACGGTCGTTCGTTGGTGGTTCCTCCTGTTGCTCGTAACAGCATGTTGGGCATCAACCGCTTCACCGAGCAAGCCTTCAAAGGTAACGGTACTACCTTGATGAACGGTGAGTTCGGCGACATCTACGGCGTGAAAGTGTATGTGTCTACTAACTGCGATACCGCTGCTGGTAACACTGCTTCTGACCGTGTGGCTTTGATGTTCCACCGCGACTGGGCTGTGTTGGTTGAGCAGATCGGTGTGCGTTCACAGACTCAGTACAAACAAGAATACCTCGGTAACTTGTTCACTGCTGACACCCTGTATGGCGTTGGCGAACTGCGCGACTACTCGTGCGTTCCAATCATCGTTGACGCTTCGGCTGCTTAATAGATGAGTGAGGGGAGCCCTTCGGGGCTCTCTTTTCTTTATCACTTACTATCAGGTGAGTAATAAACAAAGGAGATACACAATATGGTACGCTTTCAAATGAAGCATAGCACTAGACCTCAGACTATTGCCACGGTTACTCGTGATGTAGACATTAAGAGTTTTAGGGATAATCCTGAATGGTATGAGATTATCGAGACTCCTGAGCCTGAACAAAGACAAACAGTTAAAGTCGTTAAACAAGTTAAGAAGACTAAGGAAATTGTATGACAATCTATCGCGGCCCCGGTGGAACAGGTGAAGCACGTACCGATTCCGATGTAACGGAAGTACGTATTATCGCTGATGAGGCAGAAGGCTATAAGGATGATGCTGCTGCTTCGGCTAGTGCCGCTGCATCGAGCGCATCTGCTGCTGCCACTGCCGAGACTAATGCAGAGACAGCAGAAGCCAATGCAGAGACTGCCGAGGCTAACGCTGAAGCTGCTCAAGCTGCTGCCGAGGATGCACAAGCTGCCGCTGAAGCTGCACAAGCTGCTGCCGAAGCTGTCTATGATGACTTTGATGATCGTTACTTGGGTGCTAAATCTAGCAACCCTTCTGTGGATAACGATGGTGATGCACTGGCTACAGGTGCTCTGTACTTCAACACTACAGACTCAGACATGCGAGTGTACACAGGCTCTGCTTGGGAAGGGCTTTCTGCTTCTGCTGGCGTTACAAGCTTTAATACACGCACAGGTGCTGTTACTCTTACCGATACCGATGTTAACACAGCTTTAGGCTACACAGCAGCTAACAGCTCACTGGTTGCTCTGAAGGCTAATAACTTATCTGACTTGGCTAGTGCATCTACTGCCCGTACCAACTTAGGTTTAGGAACTGCTGCTACAACTGCAAGCACTGCTTATGCAACTGCTGCTCAAGGCACTAATGCGGATACAGCCTACGGTTGGGGCAACCACGCCTCTGCTGGCTACGCTGCTGACAGTGCTGTTGTAAAGCTTACAGGTGATCAGACTGTTGGGGGTACTAAGACTTTCTCCAGCACTATCACAGGTTCTATTACAGGCAATGCAGGTACTGTCACCAATGGTGTCTACATTTCTGGTTCTTACGCAGATCCTTCGTGGATTACCTCTTTAGCTGGCTCTAAAGTATCTGGAAATATTTCAGGTAATGCGGCAACGGCCACTACAGCTACCAATGTATCTGGGGGTACAGCAAGTGTCACTACGCTGTCTGTAACTGGTGTGACAACTGTTCAGGCTGGTACATCTTCTGCGCCAGCTATCACTACTTCTGGTGATACGAATACAGGTATTTTCTTCCCTGCTGCTGACACTATTGCTTTTGCTGAAGGTGGCACAGAGGCAATGCGTATCGACTCCTCCGGTAACCTCGGCTTGGGGGTTACTCCGAGTGCTTGGGGTCAAGCAGGGACAATTTCCGCAATACAGATTAAAAACACATCTTTAGCTGGTTCTGGAAACAATGCTTATTGGGGCGCAAACTGGTATGGCGGCGGCTTTGATAGATACATTGCAAACGGTGCAGCTTCACTTGCTATTCAAACAGGCGGTCAGCACCTTTGGTTCACCGCCCCCTCCGGCACAGCAGGTAACGCTATTAGCTTTACTCAGGCGATGACCCTCGACTCCAGCGGTACTTTACTGATTGGCCGAACCGCCGCAGTGTCTGGAACAACTCGTTTGGGGCTTGATGCAACGGCTTCCATCGCTGGATTCGTGAGTGAAACAGGGCCAACAACCTCGGTAACACATGGGCGTTTCTACAACGGCAACGGCAACGTAGGAAATATTAGCACCAACGGCAGCGCGACCACATACAGCACTTCATCCGATTATCGTCTAAAGAACACCATTGCACCCATGACAGATGCTTTGGCAAAGGTAGCGCTCCTTAAGCCTTGCACATATAAGTGGAATGTAGACGGCTCTGACGGTGAAGGCTTTATTGCTCACGAGTTGGCTGAAGTGGTTCCCGGTTGCGTAACTGGCGAGAAAGACGCTGTAGACGCTGAAGGCAACCCTCAGTACCAAGGCATCGACACCAGCTTCTTGGTTGCTACATTGGCCGCAGCCTTGCAAGAGGCGCATGGCTTGATTAAAGACCAAGCAACAGCTATCACCGCTTTGACAGCCCGAGTTGAAGCACTGGAGAACAGCACGTCTTTGCCTCTAAATACTACTAACTAAGGAATAACATTATGCCACTCAAAAAAGGTAAATCAGATAAGACAATCAGTGAGAATATCTCCATGATGGTCAAAGAAGGTAAACCACAGAAGCAAGCAGTTGCTATTGCACTGTCTGAGGCAGGGCGTAGTAAGCCTGAGCGTGGTGAGCGTACCAAGAAGAATAAAGAGAAGAAGAAAGCCAAATGACACGCCCTGTATCGGTAGGTGTTAACCTCACCTCAGCTACGGCTACTACGATCTACACAGTTCCTCTTGGCTACTTTGCTAAGTGGAACTTGATGTACATCTTCAATAACTCAGGCTCTACCAAGAGCATTTCTGCTTACTGGAGAGACTCTAGCGCATCCACTAACATCTATGTGCAGAACGGTACTATTGCATCAGGTAGTTATGTTCGCATGGATGGAGGAGCTTATGTAGTGTTGGAGGAAGGTGATACCGTAGTGATGCAGGATGAAGCAGGTAGCTCTTTCAGTACTATATGCACCTTTGAATTGTTTAAGAAAGAAGGAATCTAATCTATGGCCTTGCCAACATACCTTGACCTTGTTAATGATGTTCTGATTCGTATGCGCGAACCTGAAGTCACTACCGTCAATGAGAATACTTTATCTAAGCTTGTGGGTAGGTTGGTTAATGATGCCAAACGACAAGTAGAAGATGCCTATGCATGGAATGCTTTAACTGATACCTTGATCATTGAGACAACAGCCAATACTTATGGCTATGTGCTCACAGGTTCAGGTACTCGATTTAAAGTCATTGATGCTCAGGACAACACCAACAAGTCTGTCATCAATCCTTTGAGCACCAAGTTGATGTCTCAGTACTTGCTGAACAATACCAGTCCCGGAAATCCGATGTATTACAACTTTAACGGTATCCACAGCACTGGAGACACTAAAGTAGACTTCTACCCTGTTCCTAATGCAGGCTTGACCTTGTACTTTAACCTGTACATTCCTCAAGCTGAATTGACCTCTGACACTACTACCATGCTCGTGCCTAGAGAGCCTGTAGTCTTGGGAGCCTTTGCTCGTGCCTTGGTTGAGCGTGGTGAAGACGGTGGTTTAAACAGCTCTGAAGCCTATGGCCTGTACAAAGCTTCATTGGCTGATGCTATCGCTATTGAAAGTTCTCGCTATGTTGAGGAAGAGACTTGGGAGGCTGTGTAAGCCATGAGTCAACAAATCCAAACATTTAGTATTACAGCTCCCGGCTTCTATGGCTTGAACACACAGGATAGCTCGTTAGACTTAGCCTCTGGTTTTGCTTTAACAGCTATTAACTGTGTGATTGACCAATACGGTCGCGTAGGTGCTCGTAAAGGGTGGGTAACTAAGCACTCGACAAACTCTGACTTAAGCACTGCTAACGTAGAAGCTATAGGTCAGTTGGTCACAGATGTGGGTACTGAGTACATTATTGCAGCAGGTAACAACAAGATCTTTAAGCTGGTAGGCAGTACCTTAACCATGCTGACCTACGGTGGTGGAGGCACAGCTCCTACAATCTCAGGCAGTAACTGGCAGATGGCAGCTCTAAACGAGTGCTTGTATCTGTTCCAATCTGGGCATGATCCTCTGGTGTTCGACCCTGCTGTCAGTACTACAACTTATCGCCGTGTGTCTGAGAAGTCAGGCTACACAGGTACAGTCCCTGCTGGTAACATTGTCTTATCTGCTTATGGACGCTTGTGGGTTGCTGACTTATCCACTGAAAAGACAGTGATCTACTGGTCTGACATCCTTTCTGGTCATAAATGGACAGCAGGTTCTACAGGATCTATTGATGTCTCCTCTGTGTGGCCTAACGGTGCAGATAACATCACAGGTTTAGCATCTCATAACGGATTCTTATTCATCTTCGGTAAGAACAATATCTTGGTGTACTCAGGTGCTCAGGATGTGCTCTCGGCAGGAGTGTTCAAGATCTCTGACTCCCTGACAGGTATTGGTTGTATCGCTAGAGACACCATCCAGAACACAGGATCAGATGTTATCTTCTTGTCCGATACAGGTGTCCGTAGTGTCTTGAGAACCATCCAAGAGAAGTCAGCACCCTTCCGTGACTTGTCTAAGAATGTACGTAATGACTTAATGAGTGCTGTGGCAGGAGAGACAGCAGCGAACATCAAGTCCATTTACAGTCCTTTTGAGTCTTTCTACTTGATTACACTCCCTGCTCTTAAAGTGGTGTACTGCTTCGATATGAAGGCTGCATTGCAGGACGGAGCTAGTCGAGTAACAGTTTGGAACAACATGGAGCCTAAAAGCTTCTGTTATCTCCGAGATAAGAGCTTATTGATTGGCAAGGCAGGCTACATTGGTCAGTATTCAGGGTATCAGGATAACGGTAGTAGTTACCGCTTCCAATACTTTACCAACCATACCGACTTAGGAACACCTTCTGTTAGCTCCATGCTGAAGAAACTTTCAGTGGTTGTTATCGGAGGTTCTAACCAGTATGTGGCAATTAAGTGGGGATACGACTTCAAGGAAAATTATTTCTCACAAAATGCTAAAATTCCTACTCAAGGGGTTGCAGAATTCGGCATTTCGGAGTATAATACTGCTGGAGTAGAATACTCTGATGGTATCACCCTACAAACCCTTGTTGCCTATCCTACAGGAGCGGGTAAAGTTATTCAGACTGGTTACGAAGCAGACATTAACGGCGCTGCTCTGAGCATCCAGAAAATCGAGCTACAGGCGAAAAATGGGAAAATTCTATGAGCTGCATATGTAAGCGTTGTGGTATTGAAAAGCCTTTCAGCGAGTTCTATAAAACTACTGATCGAAAATCAGGACATAAGACTATCTGCAAAGAGTGCATTAAAGCTGATCCCTTGACAGAAGAGCGTAAAGCTAAGATGAGAGCCTATGGAAAGGACTACCATCTTAAAACTAACTATAACATGACTAGAGAAGAGCATAATAAGTTGCTCATTTCTCAAAACCATAAGTGCGCTATCTGTGGAGTAGATGAGAAAGAAGCACCTAAACAAAAACTGTATGTTGACCATTGTCATACTACAGGTAAAGTTCGGGAATTACTTTGTCATGGCTGTAACGCAAGTTTAGGATTAATGAAAGAATCAATACAAACGCTTAGCAAGGCTATAGCTTACCTCGATAAGCACAAGAAACACGGAGAAACAACATGACAGACTATGTAAAAAGTACTAACTTCACCAGTAAAGACTCTTTGTCTTCGGGCAACCCTTCAAAGATTGTCAAAGGCACTGAGATTGATACTGAGTTTAACAACATTGCAACGGCAGTGGCAACCAAGGCTGATATTGCCAGTCCTACCCTCACAGGTACTCCGGCAGCTCCTACAGCTAGTGCAGGCACTAACACCACTCAAATTGCTACCACTGCTTTTGTGACTGCTGCAATGCAGGCTCTGTATCCAGTTGGTTCTATCTACATCAACGCTGGGGTGTCTACTAACCCCGGTACACTGCTAGGCTTCGGTACTTGGACAGCCTTCGGTGCAGGTCGAGTCATGGTTGGCTTAAACGGCTCGGACAGCTCCTTTGATACCTTAGAAGAGACTGGCGGTAGCAAGGATGCTATTGTTGTAAGTCATACGCACACTGCAACATCTACCTCTACGGTCACGGACTCAGGCCACATCCATACAACGGCTGGATACGGTCAAGGAAGTTCGGCAGTCTTTGGGAACGGTGGCGGTGTCTTCCAAGCTAACGTACCTACAGCTTCCGCTACCACAGGCATCACGGTAGCTACAAGTACGACAAACAGCTCTACCGGATCGTCCGGCACTAACGCTAACCTCCAGCCATATATCACAGTGGCTATGTGGAAACGTACGGCTTAATCGCCTAACAGCTTAATGCTTTCCCAATTTAGATAACTAAGGAAATTTATATATGGCACTATCAGCTCTTATTGGAGGAGGCTTGAGCCTCTTAGGTGGTTTATTCGGGGGTAACGCAGCAGAAGATGCTGCACGTACTTCCGCTGATGCCCAACTCGAAGCTGCTCGTATCGCAGCAGAGGCTCAGAGATTCCGTCCAGTGGGTGTTACCACTCGCTTCGGTTCCTCTAACTTCCAGACTGATGCACAAGGCAACTTGATCGGTGCAGGCTACAATGTCTCTCCTGAAGTCGCTATGTTGCGTGATCGCTTGCTGTCTCAGGCAGGTGGTCAAGGTTTACAGACAGCAGAACAGGCTCAGGCAGCTCAAGAGCAACTGTTTGGTTTAGGTCAGCAATACTTGGCTCAGTCTCCACAAGAGGCTGCACAGCAGTGGATGCAATCTCAGCAAGCTTTGTTAGCTCCTTCCCGTGAGAGAGCAGCAGCAGGTTTGACACAGAACCTGTTCAACACAGGCCGTGGTGGTGTTGCTGTCGCTCAAGGTGGTGCTATGGGTGCTGCTAACCCTGAACTGCAAGCTCTGTTGAATGCTCAGGCATTGCAAGATGCTCAGTTGGCTGCTGATGCTCAAGCACAAGGCAGAGCACAGACTACCTTCGGTGCAGGTTTGTTCGGTACAGGCTTAGACTTGGCTTCTACTGGTTATAACCCATTGAAGACTCAGTTTGGCTTGGCTCAGAGTTTGGAATCTGCTGGTCAGGGTGCTCTGGACTTAGGTGCTCAGTTGGGTGGCCGTGCTGCTCAAGCAGGCGCTAACGTGGGGAATACCTTGATGACAGGCTCGACCAATGCTGCTAACGCTATGGCTGCTGCTAACAGCTACAGTCCTTTCGGTGCTCTGTTGTCTGGTGCAGGTAGCAACAAAGACCTGATGTCAGGTTTGTCTAGCTGGATGGCTAACCGTGCAGTTCCAGCAGGCACGTATACAGCCTTTGGTACAGGTACTGCTAACCCCTACATTGCAAACGCTAATCCTTGGATGGATAACCGAGATTTATAAGGAGTAACAATGGCTGAAGTAGTTAATAGTTTATTTGGGATCACTCCAGAATCCCTCCAAGCAGATCGTGATGCAGCTTTGCAAGCACAGGCTTTACAGTACGCTAAGTTAGATCCTTTCCAACGTGCTACCGCTGCTATCTATTCAGGTGCTAACCGACTTGGTGGTGCTGTAGGCGGTATGCTCGGTGCTCAAGATCCTGAGATGATGCGTATCCGTCAACGCCAGCAGTTGCTCGAAGGTGCAGACATCAGTGACCCTAAAGTCCTGCGTGAACGTGCCACTATTGCGATGCAACAGAATGATTATGCTGCCGCGCAACAGTTAGCATCTCGTGCTATGGACATTGAAGCTAAACAGGCTTCTATTGCTAAGGATGTCGCCGCTGCTAAACGTGAGAAAGTTGCTGCTACTCCTGCTAAGATTTTAGAATCACAAGCTATTGCTGAACTTAAGAATGCTATTCGCACCCTTAAAGCACAGCCTGAAACACCTGAGATTAAATCCGCTATTCAACAGTACGAAGATCAAGTGACTGCTTTAGAGCCTAAGGGAAGTCAAACAGCTCCTTCTGAACTTGGTAAGTTACTGAGCGAACGAGCAGCTTTAGACCCTGTAAAGGATAAAGCATCTTATGATGCGTATAATGCCAAGATTAAGAAACTTACCACAGGCGGTGGCATTGGTTCTGAGATTGCTCAAGGTTTAGGCCCAATCTTAGGAACAATCGTTAAAGGACAAGCTCAGAAGTCTGGTGAAGCCGCAGGTACAGATGTAGGTAAGCAAACTGCTGCTATTGAAGGCAAGTACACAGCGTTAAACTCTGTACAGGATGCTCTGGATGTAGTTAAGAAAGGCATCTACGCAGGTGGATATGGCCCTCTGCAAGAAGGGCTGGCAAAGTACTCTGGTGGTGTTCTTGCTGATAAACAAAGATTAGTTAACACAGAAGAGTTCCGTTCCTACATTGGGGATGTGGTTATCCCTCGTTTGACTGAATTTGGCGGTAACGACTCGGTAGAAGAATTAAAGTATCTTAGATCGGTTATGGCCGGAGAGACAACAATGGAAAGTAAAGCCATTGAGCGTATCTTAGGTAAAGCCAAAGAAAAGATTCAGCGAGGAATTACACGTATTCAGGATCAACAGAAAGCTATTGCTAAGGGGGAGCAACTTCCTACAGGGCCAACTGGTAAAAAGAAGACTGTAACAAAGACAACCCGTAGCGGTGTTACATATACTGAAGAAGTAGAGGAATAACAATGCCAACGTACACAATTAACGGTAAACGTATCACGACAGATAAAGTGTTAACCGAAGCTGAGATTGATGAGATTGCCGCTGAATTAGGTACGCCTTCTCCTACTGCTCAAGCAGCTCCAGCTATTGGTTCTTCTTCTGCAAACTTGATTCCAACAGGAGGGGCAGTTGCTCCTTCTGTGCAACAACAGACTCCTTCAGGATTCACGCAAGGCTTACTCGATCCTTTCCGTGGAGGTGCTCAACTGATTGCAAAAGGTCTTGGAGCCGCAGGTATTGATTACTTTAAGAGTGAAGCTCAACGCATGGACGAAAGTCTACGCGCTCAAGAGCAACAATATCAGCAGCAAAGAGCCGCAGCCGGACAAGAAGGTTTTGATGTTCCTCGTTTAATTGGTAACATAGTTAACCCTGCTAACTTACTTCCAGCAGGTGGAACTACTACTTTTGGAAAAGCTTTATCTACAGGCATGCTTTCCGGGTCTTTGCAGCCTGTCCTGACCGAAGAGGACTTTGCTTCAGAGAAAGCCAAGCAAGTAGCAGCAGGAGGTATCACAGGTGTTCTTGGTGCAGGGGCTGTAAAAGCGGCAGGTTCTGCATTGAATCCTTTGACATCTAAAGCTGAACAAACAATGCGAGACTTAGGTGTTCAGTTAACTCCCGGTCAAACAGCAGGTGGTCAGTTTAAAGACATTGAATCTTTTGCAGCTAGTGTTCCTCTTGTCGGTAGTTATATTTCTGAAGCCAAAGAACGAGCTTTATACTCTTTTAACAAAGGGGTGATTAATAAAGCTTTGAATAAAGTTGGTGAGAAACTTCCTGAAGATGTTATTGGCCGAGATGCTGTTCAAAAGGTAAATGAGATTGTAGATGAGAAATATACTAAGGTTCTTTCTCAAATGAATTTTAAGTTAGATTTTCCAACATACTCTGGTTTGTTGAAAGCTGCTAAGATTCCTACTTCTACTGTTGATCGTGTTCGTGTTAAAGATGAACTACAAGCTATTGTGTTTGATCGCTTGCCTAAGGATGAGCCTATTTCAGGCGAAACTTACAAGCAGATTGAATCTCAATTACGTCAACGTGCTGCTCAACTAGACCGTGGGACAGTCAGTGATCAAGATGTGGCTTCTGGCTTGAGACAATCTTTGACCTCTTTAAAAGAGGGGCTTAAAAAGCAGAACCCTAAGTTTACTTCTGAACTACGCCGTATTGACAGTGCTTATGGCGATATTGCTGTAATGAAGACTGCTGCTGCTAACACAGGCGCTGAGAACGGTGTGTTTACTCCTCGTCAGTACAAAACTGCTGTTCGTCAATCTGATGTTACTCGTAGGAAGAGTCAGTATGCTGCGGGTACTGCCCGTGGTCAAGATGTAGCAGAGGCTGCTGTGTCGGTGATGGAGCCCAAACAAACAGCTAACCTTGAAGGTCGTATTGCTTTGAGTAACGTAGGCGGCTACACAATGGCTGCTAACCCTGCTACTGCTTTGCCTATGGCTTTAGCTGCTCCTGTGCTCTACTCTGAAAGTGGTGTCAAACTGATGAATGCTTTGATGCGACAGCGTCCTGAAGTAGTCCGTAGGGTTGGAGAAGTCCTGACTCAACGAGCACCTAAAGAAGGCAGCATTACAGCAGCGCAGGTGATGGAAGAGTACAAACGTCAAACACAAGCTCAGGAATAAACAATGACATTCTCATTTGGAACTAAAAGCGCAGAACGCCTTGCTCAAGTCCACCCAGACTTACAGAAGGTGTTTAACCAAGCTATCACGGATAGTCCTCTGGACTTCACCATCACTCAAGGCTTGCGTACAAAGGAGCAACAAAAGGCTCTCTTTGACGCAGGTAAGTCACAGACAATGAACAGTCGTCACCTCACAGGTAAAGCTGTTGACATTGCCGTGATCAAGGATGGTGAAATCACTTGGGACATCAAGTACTACCAAATAGTCGCTGATCATGTCAAGAAAGTAGCCAAAGAGCTAAAGATTGATATTGTCTGGGGTGGTGATTGGCAGTCCTTTAAAGATGGCCCTCACTTTGAACTGCACCGTAGCGTGTATCCTTGAGGTTCTATGATTGATCCTTTTACAGCCCTAGCAGCGGTGCAGACCGCTGTAAAACTGGTAAAGAAGACTGTAGAAACTATCAAGGATGTGGAGAGTCTTGGCCCTGTCTTAGGTAAGTACTTTGACGCTAAGTCTCAAGCTATTGAGGTGGTACAGGCTTCCAGAGCAGGTAGCTTTAAAGGCTCTGCTCTGGGTCAAGCTCTGGAACTTGAATTAGCCATTGAACAAGCTATTCAGTTTGAGAAGAAGGTAGAGATGCTCTTCTTCCAATCTAACAAGATGGATGTATGGTTAAAGATCAAGGCTAGAGCAGCCGCTATGGAGAAGGCTTACGCTGACCAGCAACGCTTGGACAAGGCTAAGGCAGCTCGTAAGAAGCAAGAGATTCAGGAAGCTATCGAGATGGTACTGATCCTTGCTTTGGCAGTGGCTGTCATTGGCTTCGTTGGTTACAGTGTCTATGAAATCTTAGCTCACTGCAAGAGTAAGTCTTGTGGTTATTAATAATAAAGGTATTGTATGGTATTAGATGCTTTATTAGGTATCGGTGGTAAGCTCATTGATAAGTTAATTCCTGACCCTACTCAAAAGGCAGAGGCTCAGTTAAAGCTTGCTGAGTTAGCTCAGAATGGTGAATTAGCTAAGATGGCTAACGAGACTGATCTGTATAAGACAGAGCAGAATAATCTAACTGAACGACAACAGGCAGATATGGCTAGTGACTCTTGGTTGTCCAAGAACATTCGTCCTCTGACCTTAGTCGCTATCTTCACAGGCTACTTTACCTTCGGTATCATGGATGCTAATGGTATCAAGGCCAATGAGTCATATGTCCAACTGTTAGGTCAGTGGGGTATGTTGGTTATGTCCTTCTACTTCGGTGGTCGCACATTAGAGAAGATCATGGAAATGAAGGGATCTAAGTGACATGGAACAGCAGGATGTATCGCATAAAGAAATCTATGAACGACTCATTGCAGTAGAAGCTAAGGTAGACAAGGTATCAGAGGATACAGAGGACATGGTTAAAGCGTTTAACGCTGCCTCCGGAGCCTTTACCGTCCTTGAATGGGTAGCCAAGGTAGCTAAACCAGTCCTGTGGATTGTAGCTACAGTAGCTGCTTTCGTGACCATAGCGCATAACAGTAAACCATAAACAAATAAGGCCTCTAGAGTTCATCGCTCTAGAGGCCTTTTTCATTTACTCTTCAGTTTCCTGCTTGCTAGCCTTCTTAGGCTTAGGTGGCAGGTGCATAGAAGCTAGGTACTTGTAACGCTTACCCATACGCCGGATAGACTCATCAGAGTCAAACCAGAACTCCTTACCGTTCTTCAGCTCCTCCAGTTCCTTGTCTGTCAGGAATCCTTTGTAGGCTTGGTCGAGTAACTTGTTAATCTGTCGTGTAGCAAAATCAGTCTGTCCTTTGACATTCGGCACAGTACCGATGGAACCATAATGGGCAGTATGAAGCATAAACTCAGCACTGTCAGCGATATAACACTCAGGAGCCATACAAGCCAACATACTAGCTGCTGAATACGCAGCCCCAATAACTGTAACACTAACATCACCTCGACATCCTTTCATAGCTTCGATGATCTGCCAGATAGAGTCTGTACGACCACCTGAACTGTTCACCAACAGGTTAACTGAATCATTCTCTCCACAGGTAGCTAGGCAATGGATCACATCACGGTAGTTACTTGGGGAGGTAATGTCATCATCAATGAACACCAAGTGAGTATTCATCTGTTGGGTGATTGTACGGATCAAACCCTTCTGCTCTGGCATCATCATCATTAGTTCTTCCACATTCTCGTTAGCTTTATTCATTATTCTCCATCCTCATATTTGACACGGGCAATAATATAGTTCTTAACCAATGAGCTACGAACAATATCCTCGATGTGGAACTCGATACGAACAAACTCTTTCATCTTTGCAGCAATGTCAAAGAACTTCAAGAGGCCACTCTTATCATCCTTCTTCTTCAGGTCAGTCTGTCGGTAATCACCACAGAAGATAATCTTGGACTTGTCACCAACACGGGTAATGATGGTGTCTAGTTCCTCGAACGTCATGTTCTGGACTTCATCCACAACGATAATACTGTTACTGAAGGTTGTCCCTCGAATGAACGAGGTAGAGACAAACTCAATATGTCCTTGCTCGACCAGTCGATCCCAAGCATCCTTACGCTTGAACAGGTCACTACAGATTTGACGGTAAGGCTGAATGTACACTTCCATTTTCTCATCTGCATCTCCCGGCAAAAAGCCCATGTCCCGGCCTTGTACGCTACTACGGATCACAGTCACCTTGTTAAAGGGATTATTACGATCCATAGCCTCTTCCAAAGCCTTATACAAGGCAATGTATGTCTTACCTGTACCTGCTACTCCGTGCAATGCCATGAAGTAGTTACTAGTCTGATAAGCCTCGAAGAAGTCCATCTGCTTCTCAGTCTTAGGCTTGATAACTGTCATGTCATCCAGCTTCAACTTCAAGCTGTTACTGACCTTCTCACGAGGAGTTAGTTCCTTAGCTGGAATAGCTCTGTTCATTGCTTTACTTGCCATATTCTCCCTTAATCGTTAATAAACACCATGTGAGGCATCTGACGCACCTGTGGGAACTTCTCTAGGAACTCCTCACGGGTGATGTCTTTACCCACATTGATCTCTGTAAAGGCCTCGCCCTCTTTCGATAAGCGAGCCTTCAGAGCCGTGCATGCAGGGCAGTTATCCTTGCTGTAGACCACAATCTTCATACTACTCCTAGTTATGCGTGACAAGCGACACACTCACCTGAGCTGGCACTGACACCTGCCTTGGTACGAATGTAATACAGACTCAAGATACGAGGATCTTTAAACGCTGCCTTGTGGACAGAGCTAATGTGTTCCTCTGGATCATCTGCACCGAAGAACAGATTGATAGATTGACCTTGGCAGATATACTGTTGACGCTCAGACGCTTGGTTCAAGATGACATAAGGATCAATCTCAAACGCTGTCTTGAACACTTCCTTCTCCGCTTCAGTCATCCATGACACATGCTGGATAGAACCATCGTGACTTGCAATCTCAAGCAATGTCTCACGACTGTACACACCTTCACGCTTCATAATCTCCAACAACTCAGGCACTACTCGGATGGTTTCTCCACCTGCTCCTTGCTGTACGAATACGTTTCCAATAAATGGTTCAATACCTTGAGATACCCCGCCCATAAGCTGGCTTGTTGACATGGTGGGAGCAACAGCAAGGCGGTGTGTATTCCGTACTCCAAATCCTTGGCAATAAGCAGGCTCTCCAAGTTGTCCCGCGAGATACCTGCTTGCCTCTGTTGACTTCTTGTTAATTCCATCAAAGATCTCCACGTTAAGTTTACGAGCTGTGAAGCTCTCGAAAGGAATCATCCGCTTATGCAGCAGTGAGTGCCAACCGAGAACACCTAATCCTAGCGCACGACTCTTTTGAGTGCTCTCCACCGCCTTTTCAAAGCCTCTTTTGCCAGAAGCCATCGACAGGAACTCACTAACAACACAATCAAGAAATACTGTCGCAGTGAATACAGCATCCGTGTCTTTCCACTCATCATACTTCTCCAAGTTCATACTAGCCAAGATACAAGTGAATGTCTCTTCCTCACCACTGTGCAGCATGATCTCTGTACACAGGTTAGAGGCTTTAACATCCAAGTTATGAGCCTTGTACATCTCAGGACGAGCATCTGCAACCTTATCGGTGAACAAGAAGTAACCCTTACCTGTCAACATCTTCAGCTTCAGTGCCTTCTGGTAACGCTCAATAGCTTCAGGGTGTCCACTGTCCAAGGACTCCATAAAGTCTTTACTGATTGTCCACCCTACGTTGGCATCATCAGGGTTATTCTTCACCCAATCAGCTAACTCGTTAAAGTCAGGATGATCAATAGGTAAGTAACCTGCCCAAGCTCCTCGCCGTGCTACCCCTTGGGTGACACGCTTCATAGCGTCTACATAAGTTTGGAATACTGGGAGAACGCCTGACGCAGTGCCTCCAGTCGCAATTTGTGAACCCCGAGGACGGATGTCCCCGAGATAGCCAGAAGTACCGAAACCGTTCTTTGTAAGAACTGCTGTATCAAGTAGTTCACCATAAAAGTCAGCAACGCTATCACCAATATACTGACCAGAACAAGCGACAGGCATACCTTTGTTGGTACCGAGATTAGCCAGTGTCGGAGTGCTCGGAGAAAGCCAACCATTCCAGATAACTTCATAAAACTTACCTTTCCAATCAATACCATCTTGAGGTGCATGTTTAGCTGCTGTCTCAGCGATCTGCTCCACACGATTCTTAAAGCTTGTGGAACCTTCCATGTACTTGGACTTGAACAGGCCCCAACCACCTGTCTGATACCAGTTAGGCAGTAGTCCTTCCTTTTGCAGACGCTTACGCTCCGCACTCAAGAACTCATATTTGTTATCCAATACAGGTGTACTCACCATACAAAGCCTTTCTCGTTCCATTTACGATTATATTGATTACCAACCTTGGCGAAGAAGTCATGGATTGTACTGGAGCTGATGCCCAAGTAGAACCACTCAGAGATTGTATCACCAGTTTCATCAAAGATACTGTCAAAGCCTAAGTTATTCAAGCATACGTTAGCTCGTGCATTGACGAAGGCTTTCATGGCAGGTGCATTGATACCTTCAATGTCTCCTTGGGAGAACAACAGGTCAACAATACGGTGCTCATGGTCAACCAAAGCCTTAGCAGCTTGTACAACTCGCTCCTTCATCCATTCCTTATCCAGTTTGTTCTCTTCCATGTATGTACGGAACAACCAAGCACCTGCTTCGTGGTGGATATTCTCATCTCGCACGGAGAAGTTAATACCTGCCACAAGGTTACTCAGTTTGTTCTTACCGTTACTCTGGAAGTGCTTCAGGAAAGCAAAGCTAGAGTAAAGGATACAGCCTTCCATCATGGAGAAGACAGCCAAGGAAAGGGGAATATCACGGCTACCAGCAATAGCATCCAAGTACCCGACACGGCTAGCCAATACAGGATCATACTGCCAAGATTGATGGAACTCTTCAGTAGCCAAGCCCAGAAGTTCATTAATTCGGTTATAAAATCGTGCATGTACGTTGCTTTCAAAGTAACAGAAGGCATCAGCCATCAGGCCAATGTCAGGATGCTGAAAATTAGGTTTAACAGTACCAGACCAATACTCATCCCCAACAATCCGTTCGTATTTCGTGAACAGCTTGAGTGCAGTAGTAACACCATGACGTTCAGCAGGAGTAAAGTCGGTAAGAATTGAGTGTACATCTTTTTCCAGATCAATCTCGTCAAATGTCCAAAACACACCATTCTGTTTATCGGCAAAGGCCAGAGCCTCTGGATAGTCGAAGGTGTACGCTGTCTTCTTAGTTAGAAGGTTTCTCATCAGTAAATCTCTCTCATAAGTTGTTCTTGTTTATCTTCAATGTAATCCTCAAAGCGTTCAATGATGTCATCGCTGTGGATGTTCAGTAACTCCAACAGCGTGACTTCATCGACTCTTTGAAGCTTCTCTTTCAGCTCTTCAAACGTGATATTCATATTCTTCGATCATCTTATCCAAATACCATCGCTGTTTCTTCAAGTCTTCGAGTCCATTCTTATCCATGAACCGCATACCATATTGCATCATCTGCACATAGTCAGCAATGAACATAGGCCCAAAGGCATGTAACTTGGAGGCAAGCTTCTTGAGCACATCCCGCACTTCAATACCTTGTTCCTCAAACAGCATATAGTGCTTAGGCTTTTCCACTGGATCGTGGGCAATGCCTTTATAGGACACCCAGAAGTCTTCAGTTTCCACTCCGTTAGTGTTTGAGAACCAATCATCAATAGCTTCTTTAAGAGGCTTTGCCGTGTATGGTTTGGTCATATACGCATCTCCTTTAACGTAATTAGAATAC